GGCCATACGCCATCAAGTACCATCATTGCAATAGCAGAGTAGTTCAGTAAGTCTAGGTATGAATCACGCAACGACTCGTTGCTCGGATGCACGTTAGAATCTAATAGGTTATTGATGCGTGCAATCTTGTCCCACATACGTACACGCAAGCCGTTCAGTGGTCCACCAGGTGAGTGCGCTATATTCTTTGGGCCGTAGTCGTGATGCTTACGGATAAGTAAGTTGCCAGCTTGGTCCATAATGCGCCAGACTTCGTCTACAAAAGCATCATCTACCTTGTCGGTATAGGCCGCACTAGTAAGGTCTCTGTTTCCAAATCCACTTCGAGGATCTGAAAGCCCATAGTAACCAAAGTCTGTATCATCTGTTGCCATTCGGTCTTATCCATTCTCTTCACCGACTAACAAAGTCTTGGTAGCATCTGCACCATAGGCTAAGTAGTAGTCGTTAATGTCCATATTGGGTGGTAAGGTTACTATTGTACTGTTAAGTACCTCACTCGCAACACGCTTAGCGAACTCAGCACCAGGGTTAGAGCCATCTTCTTTTACGTCGTTATCTCCAACAACATATACAGTGTCATAACCATTGAGTAACTTAGCAAAGTGTGGCTTCCAAGCCTGCACTCCAGGTACACCCACTGCTGGTATACCAAGCACACCTGAGACTATGACTGTATCAAGTTCACCTTCACATACAATGATGTGCTTACTCAAGATAGTGGTATCAACTACGTTATAGAGGTGTGCCTTCTGCCCAGTAGGTGATCCATACTTAGGCTTACCATCATCTAACCTGCGAAACTTAAAGCCTACGCAACTACCCATAGCAGTTATGTATGGAATAGATATCCAACCATCGTGCATCTCGTGACCATTGGCAGGTTCATAGACGCTGCCTAACATATAGAGCGCAGCTATCTCTTCAGATATCCCACGTTCTGTTAGCGCGACGATTGCCTCTGGACTTATTTGCTGTGCGTATCGCTGCGCCGCTTCCAGCAGCAATTTCGACTGCGCGTTTGAGGCCATCATTGAACTCCAAGTTCTCTAGTATGCACACTAGGTTAGCTGCATTACCACCCTTGCCGCAGGTATGGCAGTAGTACAAGTTATCGTACGTGTTAATGACAGCAGATCGTCTACTGTCACTATGTAAGCAGCACCGGACACTAGCTGACTTACCTTCCCTTACTTCACCGCCAAAGAATCTAACGATGACATCTATTGGGATGTCGTTGGCGTTAATGTCTCCTTTGAAACCTTTGACCTTACGAACCCTGGACCAGTCCTGTGCTGGCATACACACCCCTTAACGTCGCACTTGTCGTGCCAGTGTGCAGCACGTTTGAGATGACCTAGAGAGTTCTCCTCTCCAGCTTTACTACAGTTTGTACATATCACGCTTGGTCAAGTTCCTCTTCGGATGATACTTCTTCTACTGCTTCTTCTATTGTTTCTTCTGGTGCTGGAACCCAAGTCTCTGTGCTTGTGATTTGACCTTCAGGTGTTGGTGTCATTATTGTTACTACCTTTCCCCATCTCTGGGATTGTGTCATCGGCTTACCACGCTGTGCGGTACGTCGTCTACGCTTAAGAGGTCTATTGGCAACAGCCATTATGACTTCTCTTTCAACCATTGTGTTAAGTCTTGGACCACCCAAGCCTTTTCTATACCAGAGTTGCGACGCTTAACTACAACATAATGCAGTGGCACTTCCCCAACACCACGAGCCTTAGCGTAGTTAAGCGCCTCAACTTCTGCCTGCCTCCAGAACTCCGGTAGGTTTAACCTTGCGGTGTTCTTGAGTTCTAGTATGTAGGTCTGTCCCGAGATCACTACAACTAAATCACCTTCGTCATCTTTACCCGCTAGACGTAAGCGGTCTGCTATTTGACCCATAGATCGTAGCCATTTCATTACATCAATCTCAAAGGCAGCGCCCTTAGCCTTATTGTACTTCGGACTGCTCATCTTTACCTGTGTCATAGATGGCATTGCCATCGTTATCAATCTTAATCTTAAATACTTTCAGCTCAATCAAAGCCATTACAAGGTTAGCCATATCAGCCTTGAGTTGCTTAATCTCGTTCTGCATATGTTGGTATTCTCTGCTTGCCATTACACTGCCACCTCGTGTCCGTATTCATCTTCTGGAATAATATCACCAGTGTATCCAGCACGTGCATCACGTGTGAACATAGCACCATAGGCATTCTTATCTGATATCTGGCAGTTGCCATAACTCACACTGAGCATCGCATAATCCTTTCCATCTGCAGCGTGTGGACCAAAGCGGTTCTTAACTGCAGCAATCTTAAGTTCATTGTACTCAGGGTTGTAGCCCAGCGTAAGTATCAGTGCAGGTAACTGACTGACCTTGCCGTGAATAGCACGTCGTGCTGGTGGTTCAGTAGGTGACCCATACTCTGACTGCTCAGAGACGTGGTGCAGTACTAGTACACAAGCCTCAGTCTTACGTGCCATATCGTGAAGCTCCATCATAATTGCACGAAGCCCAGCCCATTCGTTGTCTGTCTCTGCAGCTACATTCATAAGGTTATCTATGATGATCAACTCAGGGGCTTGGCCGTACAACTCGACATAAGCCTTAATCTCCAACTCGATATCATCGAGTGACGGACTGGAGTCAAAGACCCACTTAATATGTTTTAATCTATCAAAGTGTGTGTCGTAGTAGTGTGAATCAGTAGATAAATGCTGCTCCACGTTTACTTGATTATGACCTGATACGTGCGCTGCTGCTCTCAGCATTACAGTTGTTGTATCTGTATCTGCTGAGAAGAACAGCGTTGGTACCTTGGCCTTGACTGCATAGATAAGTGCAAACATAGACTTACCAGCGTTCGGTGCTGCAGCTACCATACAGACTTGTCCCCTACGGAACTTAATCTGCTTGGCAGATAGCGCGGTCCACACATCAGGAAGAGGTGTTGCTTTAGTAAGCACTGCTGACCACGCACGCTGTAGATCAAGCACAGAACTCTCCAAACGGAAGGACAATGTTTCTTTGTTTACGAATTTCTTTTCTTTGGGTTTCATTAAGACCGCCCCAAATGCCAAAGCGTTCGTGTCGGATACCCCAGTCAGCGCACTCTGCTTGATGAACACAGCTTCCACAAATAGAAACAATCAATTTCTTTTCAGGGAAGTGAGTGCTTGCCTCTACTGGGTAGTACATCTCTGTGTCTACACCTTTACAACGTGGCTCCTCAAAATTCCAAGGACCACGCATCTGTTAACGGACCCAGATAGTCTCGCATTTATCCGCTGCACCCTTAGGTGCTGCACACATATAGCCCTGCCAAGGACCACGAGCCGATGTTCCTGTCTTAAATGCCATCACTCCGTGACGACAAGACTTTGTGCCAGGTGCTTCTACTGGAGCAGCAACTGGTGTTGCAGCGAACTGCGCTTGAATGTTTGATACTGCAGCAGCAGTAGCGTTGCCACCACCAAGGTCAGCACCTGTTGCCTTGATAAGTGATGCCACCATACCAAGGTCGTTAAGACCTGTCTCAAGATCCTTGACATCTGTTGCATAAAGATTGATAAGAGTTCCATCAGATAACTTGTAGTTAATCTGGAACTTTGTGTTTTCGTTTGCAGCCATTTACTTTCCTCCGATTGATTTAATGTTTAGTCTTGTAGATTCAGTACCGATAATCTTTGGTACAAAACCTAGAAGTTTCTCAACTTCCTTTGCATCAACTGTCTCACGACCTTTGACTGTTGTCCAGCTTATTTCGATACCACTTTTGGTAGTACCAGTACTGCCTTCGAGGGAAGCCTTCAAAGAATCTTTCTCTTTCTCCAGCTCTTTTATCTTGCTATCCAACTGTAGGTAGTGCAGCGCGTGCTTGTCAACTTCTGCGTCCTCAATCACGACTTCACTAAGGACGATACGTTCTTTCTTTAGACCACCGCAACCCATCTCTTCGGTCACGTCGTAGTACTGGCAGTAGTCCTTGCAGAATGACTGATCCTTCTCAGGCTCTGGTAGCACTGTGCTGGCTTTAACACTAGCCAACCAGTTAAGCGCAGTCAACGCCATCACTTCATCGTAAGGTTCTGTATGCACCTTGATGTCCTTCTCAGAGCCATCACGTGCTATTGCTACAAGGTTAACTGTCTTAACTTCATAGCCATTCTTAGATAGTAGATACCCGTAAAGCTGTACCTGCCACCTCTGTTGCGTTGACGGAAAGTAGCCAAGGTTCTTAATCTTAGAAGTCTTCCAGTCAATGACCGCACCAGTACTAGGTACAAATAAATCTACGTGTGCTTTCATATCACCAAAGGCAACTTCAGTTTCCACTAAGTATTCTTTAGCATCAGGGTCTAGTGCACCGATAGCCTCTTCGATAGCAGCGTGGATAGCAGTACCCATAATGGCTGCTAACTTAGATTGGTTCTCGTTCGTATGTGGTTGAGCATTCAACCGGTACCAAACCTTACGACGACATCCACCTATCTCAGATGGACCCACCTCTGTCTGCATACTTCTATCACGACTGGCATCCTTAGCGTGCAGTACGTGCAGCAGTAGTTCCTTCGGATCTTCTATCGCCACTTGCGGTCATCCCTCCACTGCAACCAGGTGTCAAAGCCATATGCTCCAACGAATCCCATTAGAAAACTAAATGCTGCTATTAAAATCAACTCTTTCATTTCTCATTCCTTATCTGTGATATCACTTGAATTGGTGGATGCGTATTGATATCTAGTAAGGATGCAATCCTGACTGCCTCTTGCGCTACCACACTTGCCGTTACGACCTTATTGTAATTCTTAGCTGGCAAAGAATACAAGTACCCAAGGGCATAATTTCCACCGGAACCTGCAGCAAAGAGTCCACGCTCAGATGTGTTAAACGATAGGTCGCCGCCAATAGAAAACATATTGCCGTTGAAGCCGATAAGGAAACTGAAGTTCATCTCCTTGTTGTCTATCTCGTAGTTACCTTCTTTGAACGCAAGTGAAATACTAGGCAGCACTTTGCCACCCATAAACTTCACAGGGTCCTCACCGCGATATAGCGGTGGCTTCCACGAGTAGGCAAGGATGTCACCTGGACGTGAGTCACCAGTTAGACCGATGAGATACTTACCAGTGCTGACTATCTTAGGTGTTTCGATTGAGATGATACGTTGATCGCCGTCAGTAATCTGCGAGTCAGCTGCCATTACTAGGAAATCACTTCCTTGGATTCCTACGAGTGTTGTCATAGGCACATCCTACCAGTCACCTGCGTGTCGTAAGACACATACTAGGCAGTGTCTGATTATACTATGAGCCGTAGGCGAATTACAGTAGCGGCCCTTAGAGGGCCGAGAAGTAGGAGGCCCGAAGTATGCGGCTCCGTCTACCAACCCTGCGAAAATTTAGGTCACTGCGTGACCCATACAATGGCCTTCCTAAACCTTTTGGAGCCGATTTAAGACAGTTAGGACCCATCCACGTGTGTCCGTGTGGGTCAATGGTATTTAACGTCGCAGCGTCCTTTGAAGATTATGAGCTAGTTTGGTATGCACTAGATGCTGAATGCTACTCTTGCGGAAATCTAGTAGTGGTTCCTTGCCCACCGGATCGTGATGAAGCACAAGCTTTCGGAGATTAACGAGGAATCCAGGACTGGTATATGCTCAGTCTGTGGTCCTACTAAAATCAAACTTAGAGATTCCAAACGGGCCAAACTTGCTGGACGATACAAGTGCAAGGCTGTCTACATCAAAGCCTACAATAAACTTATCTATCCCTATGCAATCCACAAGAAAGATTACTGTGAGCACTGCAACTTCAAGCCAGTTCACATCAGTCAGCTCGACGTTGACCACATCAACGGCGATAGATGGGACAATGACCCGTCTAACTTACAAACGCTCTGTGCAAACTGTCACCGCCTCAAGACTCACCTGAACGACGACTCTAACTCTGGGATATTTTAGGCATAAAAAATAAGCCCCCGCCCCAATTAAGGGACGAGGGCCTTGGGCCTCGCAGTCAAACTTTACTTTTTGGTAGTCATTGTCAATTCGTGCTTAGGGTTAGCCCAAGCAATAACTACTGGCACGATTGCTAACCATAGAGCGTTAGCTGCGTGCTTCCAGTCTCCTGCTGAGAAATCTAGTGGTGACTTGCCGATGATTACTACGGCAGTAAGTGCGTTAGATACGAACCACTTGGCCCACATCTCTAGTGCTTTGTTATTTAATTTCATTGGATCTCCTTAGTCTTTGAACTTCGGTGACCCGAAGCCAACAATAAAAACCTTTAACTTCTTTTTGTTATCGGCTCTGTATGCGCGTACTTTCTGTACTACTTCTCCACCATTGCGCTCTGATGCAGACTTCTTCTTATCTCCTGATGTGTTACCTTCGATAGTGGTAACTGTGCCATCGAGGTTATCTTTAACGACGATACCTATATGGTCTTCTGGAGTACCGCCTTCTTGGAAATCAAAGAAGGCTAGGTCGCCAGGCTTAGGCTTAGCAGTTGCTGCATTAGACCAAGCACCGGTACCTTGAAACTTACTGGCACCATCTGCTGTGCTTACGACATTTGGGATCTTAAGACCAACTTGATGAGCACACCACATAACAAAACTCCCACACCAAGGTAAGTAATTAGCTTTAGTAAACGCGCCATACTTTGTTTCATTGTCCTTTGGTCCTTCTACTGTGCCAATCTCAGCACGTGCTGTCATTAAGAATTGATTGCGCTGACTCATTCTGCTTCCAACTTTGTTTTAATAATTGCTTGGTTAATCTTAAGTTCCATAATGTCATCACTGATGCAGTTAATCTGGTCTTTCATAGAGCCGCCACCGTTCTCATAGAGCTGATACTCAATGCGGTCTAGTCTGCGGTTCATCTTGCTAAAGAACTTATAGGCTGCTGTAAAAATAACTATTGTTTCACAAAGTGCCCAGATACCTGAGAATAGCAAGCTGCCATTATTAATAAATGCTGAACTCATTATTATGCCGTTCTGATTGTGACTAGTAGCAAGCCTCCATAGCCGGAGTATCGCTTATCGGAAGGTGTTTTGTTAATAAAGTCCATCTCTTCAATGAGTCCAAGGTATGACTCACCAGTACGGAAGTCCTCCACACGGATAAGGTCACCAAGGTTCTCAAGTTCCTGCATATTAAGCAGTCTGTTATAGGCAGAGTTTTCATAACCGGATGGGTTATTAAACTTATCCATCTCGTGATCGTAGAGTTCTACTGGGTATTGAATAAGGCGCTGACGTGGGATAGATGGCAGTGAACGCACCTGGTAACCAGTAAAGAGTGGACCCTTGGTTGAGTCTGTTGTAGACCTATCCATTACAAACTTAAAACCTAGATACTGCTGAGGTGTTGCAGGGTATGGAATACCAATTTGGGTAATGTCTGCACCTTGTGCAAAGGTACCGATTGCAGACTCATTGTTGTACTGGTCTATCGAGTAAATAGCCAAAGCGCCGTTAACTGATTGAAAGCGTGGTTGTAAGAACTTAAAGATTTTATTCTCAAGTGTGTTATAGCGGATGTAACCAACGCGTAGCGTTGCACTAGGTACTAGAACTGTATCTGACTCAATGTATACCTTGCCATTAGTTGTACCGTTGTTGCTGGTAACAAAGGCTAGGCGGTCTGTGTTGCCTACAAAGGCACAGGCTGTTGTGTAGAAGCCAGTCTTAGTAGAGTCGTACAAGTCCCAGGCGTAGGCAAAGACAAGTCTTGTTGCTACCTGCTGGCCAAGGTCTACGCGGGTAACACCAGGGTTACCATCTACGTTAGTGGTACACCATAGGTATCTGTCGTATCCGGCAACATCATAGACAGGTTGCTCTGACTGGAAGATAAGTGGGCCGTAGTTAATAGATCCATCTTGTACGGATACTTCTGCTACTCGCAACCCTTGGTTGCTACCGATAGCCATATAGCCAAGGTAGTAGTAAATCTTAAATACAATCTCACCTACTGGCAGTTCAGCTGCTGTGATAGCACTGGTTAACGTAGGCATAGAGCCAGATGTGTTCAGCGTAAACTTCTGGATAGTTGACTGGATGCCGTTAAAGCCAGCAAGGTAGATGGCAGCACCTGATGAGGTGATGCTTGTGTAGGTAAATGCAGCGCTTGGGTGGCTATAGACTGCAGTAGGTAGCGCTACTGCTGAGATAGCAAACTCATAGATGCTGTTATTCACAGCCATTACTAGACGTTCTTTAGTAAACTCAATAACAGCGTTGGTTGCTGTGATGGTTGCGCTAGTAAACATTTCAGATGCTGCTGCGCTTGAATCTAACGGGCGCTTGTTAACCTGTAGTCGGTTAGTTCCAACCTTATTAGTAACCCAGTAAGCAAAGGTTCCGTCATCGCAGACAGATAGAATTGGGTAATCAGTACCAGGTGTGTAGTTAACAAAGGAGACAACAGTTCCATCTGCCTCTACCTTGTCAATCTTGTAGCCATCCCAGACAAGAACTGCATCCTTACCGCTATAGCGGATAGATCTAGCAGTCTGGTATGGGCGCTTGTTACTTTGTAGCCCATTGGTTACTGATGAGTATGAGTTGACATCTTTGAGTAGTGTTATCTGGCCCTTAGTCCAGACATCACAGCCCTTGCCGTAGGTAAACTGGAAGCGTAGCGATTCATCTTGTTGTGGCTCAAAGAACTTGATGCCTTGTCCAAGGTGAAAGCTAGACTGTGAACGTAGCCACCAACCAGTGAGCGTCTGCTCACCTGGTTCACGTGACATATCCACTTGGTTCTTACGGTACTGGGCAGTAACGCGGCGATAGTTATTCTCGTCATTAGTCTGTAAGAAGAATGGCAAACCACCAAATGCTACATCGTAGGCAACAGTGGTACCAGCATAGGACTGTGACCCTGCAGGGTTGGATAATGGGTACGGGATTGGATCCGTGATATCTGAGCCGTAGGCCATTACTTCTCCTTAAATTGTTTACGGAATTTCTTATCGCATTCAAGGCACATTCCCTTGATGACAGCGTATTTAGTGCAATAGACGATGGCGCACTTGTACAAGATCAGCTACTTAGTAAGTGCTGATATCTCTTCTGCTGTTAAGCCAAGTGCTGTCAGCTTTGCTTGTGCTGATGCCTTAGCATCTGCTGCTGCCTGTGCTGCTGCTGCTTCTTCTGCTTGGCGTGTTGCCGCTGCTGCAGCGTCTACTTCCATCTGTGCAATCTCAGCATCAGTAAGTTCGATGATGCTTTCAACGCCAGTTGAGCAATCAATCTCAATACGTGTTGGACGTGTCATTGTGTTTCTCCCTAGTAGTTTATTTAATATAGCCATTATGAATTTTTGATTCCGTATAAATAAGCATTTGAATATTGAACAAAAGTAGAAGTACTCGGACTTAAAGTAATTGTACTAATTGCTGTGCTGCTAGTTTGATATAATGCGCTTAAATTCATAACTATTGTAGCAGAATCGTTTTCTTGAACTTGATCAGAACTTAAAGATTTAGTATTTGTGCTTGTATAATTTGGTAAATATATTTCCATATTAGAAAATGAATTAGCTACAGCAGTTTGTGGTATGGCATAAGCAATATTTACTCCAGTTGTTGATGTTGCAGTTCCAGCAAAATCTTGTAAATGAATACCTGATGTTAAATTTGAAGAATTTAACTGAATTACTAAAGCTGCCGCTTCATCTCCACCACCAGTAGCACGTGCAGATAACTTCAAACATAAATCTGTATAAGTGCTAGGAATTGATGTAAAAGAAATAGTTGAAGCCCCGCCTGATCCTACTGTAACCGAAGAAATCAACGTCATTGTATTTGCCATAGTTATGCCGCCGCGATTCCGTATAGGGTAAAGGTAGAGCCAGTAGCCCAGTCACCAACTCCAAGACTCAGGTCAATGCGATTGATTGCAGCAGTATTACGCCACAGGTTAGCAGAAGCACCTGGAAGCCCGCCGGTGTTGCTTTGGTTTCCGTCGCGGGTTAGCCAAGTTTTATAGGTTGTGCTATTGGAATAATTCATAATTTGCAAAGTAGTTGCGCTATAAATCCCGCTTGTAGTGCTTGCAGCTGGATACCAAAGCCCTGCGTTACCGGCAGTCTGGTTAGATGCACGAGCAGATGAAGCGCTAGAACCATCTCCATAGAGATAAGTTACCGAGTAATTAGAACCAGAGTCAGAATTAAACTTAATGTTTCCATCTACTGTGTTTCCTGTACGAGTGCCTCTACCTGCAATAACTAAAAGTAAATCAGTATAGCTTGCGCTTATGCTGGAATAAGTAATTGTTGTCTGATTGCTTCCAAGAGTAGTAGTCGCTATTGGTGTGTAGGTTGAACCTGCTGCCATTATTCAGACTCCTTCAAATGTTCAGGAGCGTAGGCTCGTAGTATCTCTAATGCGTGTTGCACTTTATCCTCTACTCTCTGACCGCTTGGCTGCATTTCTACCCATAGTTCTAGGTTCTCAATGCGGTTGTCTCTGCGATCACCGTTGATGTGATGAACATTTTCATTTGTAAGTAATTTTCTACCAAGATGATTTGACATTACTAGGCGGTGCTCTGAAATAACACCCTTAGCATTTGCATTAGGATGTCCGTGACTAATTACCATTTTGTAAGTTGATGCCATACCTTTATGCCCTCTTGCATTAGCTTCTGCATTTCCGTGCAGCTTAACGCGACGGTAGTGCATTTGACACATACCTTTAGCAATATGCTTCTTGCCACAATCTTCTACCGTGCAAGTGTCGTGCTTAAAGTTCCAAGGTTTCGTCTGCATTTTACTTAATCCCGTAGAGTGCGAATGATGAATATTGAGCGTGGTTTCCAGAACCTAAAGTAAATGATACAGAATTGATAGCAGTTGTAGAACGCCATAAACCAGAATCAAAAGCCATTGTTCCTGAACCATTCAAATCTACTCCACCTAATTGTCTTACTGTTTTAAATTTATTTGTGTCTGCATAGTCTAAAATATCAAAAATTGCTGCTCCAAAAATGTTTGCTGCCGTGCTTGCGTTAGGAGAAAAATAGTTTGATATTTCTGACCCAGGAACATACGCTTGGGCATAAGCAACGGAACCGTTTGCATCTAATCTATGTGTAGCATAAACAGATGAACTATCAGAATTAAATCTTAACAGATAATTATCTATTGTTCCAGGTGTTGAAGTGCTTCGAGATAGAACTCTTATTTGTAAATGTTTATAAGTAGCAGGAATAGATGAAAATGTTATAGTTGATTGAGCCGTACCTACTGTTACAGTCGCAATAGACTCATAAGAGTTAGTAATACGCGGATAGTTTTGGCTAGCAATAATGCCTAGGATTGGACTCAAGATAAGTCTCCAACCACTAAGAAAGTATTGCTTGCTGTGCAGATTACAGTTCCTGCAGAGTAACGTGCTCTAAGAATTGGAGCAGCAGCAGTGGCACCAGTTGATGTAACTGTTACACCAGAACCTGCTGCAAAGGATGTAAGTCCTACACCGATTGATGCTACGTTAATCTGTTGACCTGTAGTAAATACAGAAGGTGGAATAGTCACCGTTACCGCAGAAGCATTAGAAGTTGTTACCAACTTGTTATCAGCATCAGTTGATACCAACGTATATGTAGTACCAGTCTGTGCGTTAAGTACTAGCGCAGCTGACGCTTGAACTGTACCGCCTACAATGTTAATAGCCATTAGTTAGCCTCGCTTCCAAATGCGCTAAATGATGAAGTACCGGTTGTTGAGTACACGGTAATTACATCTGTGTTTGCCAAAGTTATACCACCTTGAATTGAGAAGATTGCACCTGATGGAACTTGTACGCCATAGGCTATGTAATGCAAGTTAGCCAGTGTTGCACCAGCAGGTCGTACTGCTACTCGGATTAAGTCAGCAGATCCTCCTGTGTTGCTTACATTCAACGTAGATACAATCGTTGCGTTAGTTGCTGTGTACAGCGTTGTAGCAGTTGCAGCCGTTGGCGCTGATTGCGCTAAGACTTTATATGTTGCCATTAAGCTAGGTCCCCAATCACTGTGAAGTTGTTACTTGATGTACAAACGATTGTGGCCGCTGAGTATTGGGCACGTAGTTTAGGTGCAGTAGATGTGGCACCAGTTGAGGTAAGGACTGTAGTTCCATCTGATACTACGGTGACTTGCCCTGCACCAATCTGTTGAATGTTAATCTGTTGGCCAGTAGTAAAAACTCCGTTAGGAACTGTCAAGGTAATTGCGCCAGCATTGCTAAGCGTAACTAACTTGTTTAAGTCTGTTGATACAAGGCTGTAAGTAGTACCAGTCTGTGCGTTAAAGGTTACATTCAGTGTTGCCACTGCCGCAGCCCACGATGTATTAGTTCCATCTGTGCTGAGGTACTTGCCTGAGTTACCAGTCTGTGAAGGTAGTGCTGTAGGAGTAGCCCATTTAGCACCCTTTGCAACAGTTGAGTCTGCGGTCAAAACTTGACCATCAGTACCTACTGCAAGTCTGGTTACCGCACCTGCAGCCGTTGCAATATATGTATCGCCCTTAGCAGTCAGCGTTGCTGGCTGTATTGCTGTATTAAAATAGTCAAGGTCATTAGATGTCAGTACGTGTCTTACTGTCGCACCTGATGCGTGTGTGATTGCAGTAGAACCTGCTCGTCCTCGGACGATTGTAAATGTATCTCCAGAGTTACCAGTAATAAAGACAATCTCTTCGTTGGCAGTATCAGGATCAATAGCAACTGTGAACTGGTCTACGTTACCTGCAGCAAGTGTGACACCGCCAAGGAGTGCAGATCCAGTACCAGCAGCAACAGCAATAGATGTCTGCGAGCTTGTAATACTAGCCGAGAGGATTGTCTCTACGGAGATGGAACTATATAGACGTGTCATAGATTATCCTTATCGGGTATAATGGATTCGTATTGGGAAGCGGTCTTGAAGCTTGTTTGCTTCTTCTTGTAGGCGTTGCTGGTATAGAGCAAAGACATACTTAGAAGCGGATGCGCCAGCAGTAGATGGAAGCTTGGTATCAGCTAAATCTGCTTCAGCACTGGATAGGTTAATTCTACCGGTATCAACGTAAGAGAGGAGTCGGTATGCAGCACCAAGCGTAACGACATCTCGTGACGATTGCGGTAAGCCTGTAACAGCAGCAAAGTCATCACTACCGTTAGTGAGATTACTTGGGATCGTGGAATAGTAGACTTGGACCGTACGACCAGGGACAATCTTCTCATAGATATTCACCGTCTTGTTAGTATTAAATGAGGCTACGTTTGCCATTCTGTCAATACGCCAGTGGTTAACTGGTAACCATTCTTTAGATGGACCAGGTGTTTGCCACGAGATAAAGAGTACGTCTCGTGCATCATCCGGTAGTGGGTATGCAATTTGTGCTGCATTAAATGTAAAGGTAACTGAAGCTACTTGGAACAACTTTGGATAGAGCGAGTTAATAGAGTCGTTGATAGCCTGTGAAATCATATTTACTGGGAATGTAGGTGTAAGAATTACACGAGCATTCTCTGCGTGTGGGCTTGGTGTAGTACCCATATAGCCACGACCAAAGCCAGCGATAGCGTTGAGTGTAAGAGTCTGTCGGTCAAAGTTGTTAATCCAGATAAGTTCTTCGTCAATCTGGATGATGCCTTTAGCAAGGTTATCTGCTGAACCAATCTTGATTGATAGGTCAGTAGCAGTAATGCCGCCTGAGTTGGCAAGGTTAGTGATGCGATCTTGGCGCAGGGTGTAGCCCTGGAGGTTAGTTTGAACCTCGTTGATCAGCTGACTGAATGTTGCCATCTATTTTGCTCCTATAGAATGTGACGTTGCTTTTAAGTCTTTCATCATTAGGCGATATTGCTAACGCCTTCTCACCGTGCTCTAGTGCTTTCTTGTAGTCACCCAGTTGCCACGCACTT